GCAGAGGTGAAGTGGTGAAGCCAGCAGTCGCAGCCAACAAAGATCTCAGAGCATTCGCAGTCGTGCCAATCCGCGCAATCAAAGATCCACGCCTCAAGCCCAAGACATTCCGTGTCCTCGTCGCATTCTGCTCATACGCTGATCGAACAGGCCGCACATTCGTCAGCCTCGAGCGAGTAGGCGCAGACATCGGCATCACAGCAGGCGGCGTCTCATACCACACCAGATCCCTCTACAAGCTGGGATACATGGTTCACGCCAAGCGCATCAGCAGACAGATCCCAACCAAGACACGCCGCATCGTCTACAAGCACAGTATCGCCGAGGATACGATCAGATCACGCCTCAGCAGCGAACACCTCATGGATCTTGCAGAGCAGGAGCATCAAATAAAGGCCAATGCGTCAGCAAACACGCGAACCGACATAGAGGCAGATCAGTTAAGGGCGAAGTTTTCGGTGTTGTGCGAGCGATTCTTCGCGGAATCGGCGCTCGAGGGCTGGTGGATCTCGCCCGATCTCATGCGGCAGGCGATACATCAGCTCACCGAGCAGGCGGCAGGGTGCCTCAGACGCGATAGGAGCGCCATCTGAGGGGCAAGTAGGGGTCGAGCTAGGCATGGGTAGCCGACAGGGTGACATCGCGCTGCTAGGCCCCTCCCACGGGCTCTACGGCCATGCACCACCTGAGCGCCCCGGCAAGGTGCAATGTCCGATAATGCCCATTATGTAAAGTCTCGCGACACTTGCGGTGACACTTAGGGCCAGCAGCCCCAACTTCTGGCGCTCGAGGGCAGATCGGCCGATTTCGCGACCCCCCACCCCTTCCCCCCCGCCATGCCCGGCTTACTGCGCAGTCCCCCGCATAAATATTTTCCAATTTTTCTTGATACCTCGCAGCGTATGCGATATCGTTTGCGAGTTATCAACGTGACAGGAGAGAGTGATGTCGAAGCGTTTTAGCGTTGTTCAGGCGAAGGAGGTTCCGGGTCGAGACAAGCCGATCTGGATGAAGCACGGGGTTGCTTTTGAGGGCCCGAAGGGTTTGTCGATCAAGCTGGAGAGTTTGCCTTTGCCGAACAAGGACGGCGAGGTTTGGCTGAAGCTGTTTGAGGACGATGGTTCTCAGGGTGCTGGCGGTAATGGCGGTGGCCGTTCCGGTGGCGGATCTAGCGGTGGCTCGAGCAATCGAGGCCGTGAGGATCTTGACGATAGCATTCCGTTCTGATGGCTCGGACTAACAAGCAGATCCCGCCGATTGGCCGATTTGGCGGCGTTGACGTTGTTCAGCGCCGCCTTGGTCGATCTGAGACATTGGCTCGCAACAAGGAGGCTATTGCGGCTGAGCTGATTGCGATGGGCACGACGCGGATCACGGACATTTTGGATCTGACCACGGGTCAGGTGCGGCCGATTGGGGACATTCCGGATTATGCTTTGGCTGCGATCAAGAAGATCACAGTTGGGGAGTTTGGGATGTCGATCGAGCTGTTCGACAAGGTGAGCGTTCTGCGTGTTTTGGCAAAGGCGACTGGGATGTTGGACGTTGAGAAGAACGACAACAAGCCTTCGATTGTTGGGATCAACATGAAGGGGCCCGAGGCGGTTGCAACATATGAGGTTATCGATGAAAAAGGCGACGAAGGCTAAGGGGCCTTATGCGGTTGAGGGGATTGCGTTTCAGAAGGCGATGGTTGCGGCTCGAATGTCGATTGGGCTAACGGCGATCACTCACGGCCGGACTGAGGCGAAGATTGTTGAGATGATGCACGGGGTAGTTAAGCCGGATGAGCTGATCTTGGCATCGTTGCAGATACAGGCCCGGCATGGTGGCGGACATGACTGACCTGATCAAGCGGCTACGATTGCAATCTGAACACATTCCAGTTCAGACACTTTTTGATGAAGCAGCCGATTGCATCAAAGAACTGAACGAAAGGCTGACCGCCGCAACCGACGATGCCAAGGAGGCCGAGGATTATGCGGAGGAGGTGGAGGCGGATCGCAAGAAAACATACGAAGCCCTGCTTAAAATGTCGCGCATCCACGGCGAGGTTGAAGCCAAGCTGGCGAAGGCCGAGTGGCTGCTGACAGATGCTGCGGTGCAGCTTGAAGAAGGCAAGATAAAAACGCGCCGCAATCGCGCAGGCCTGATCTGGCAGTTTCTTGACGAGATCAAAGGAGAGAGCCATGACTGAACAAGAACTGATCGCACGGCTGCTTGACCAAGAAACAGACCTCGCGGACTGCGCCGTCGACTGCATCGAACAGATGGTGAAAGAACGGGATGAATACAAAGCCCGCATGACTGCTATGGAAACAGGAGATTGGTCAAAAGTTAGGCTGGTGCGTTTTGAAAATGGACAGCTTGATCTAAGTGCTGGGCCAATCCCAGTGCTTGCCGAATACCTTGCCCAAATGATGCAAAATGGTGAAGACAAACATTTTAACTTCATGGAAATGCAGATTGACCATAAGTCTGCTGGACCGATGGTTTTGTCTTTGCAGCGTAAATCCGGACAAACGCCTAACGAACTTCGTAAAGCCGCAGAAGCCAAGCTGACCAAGGCGGTGGAGTTGGCCCTTGAGGAATGCCCATTTCGAGCAGGCACACCAAAATACGACAAGTGGTGGCATCACCGCCGCGATGTGCTGGCTGAACTGGGGAGTGAGGATGACTAAGGCAGAGGATGCTACGAAGAAAGCTGATGCTTTGCTGAAGGCAGGGGATGCACTCGCAGACACCTTCCCCGCAAGAAGTCGTGAGCTGCTAAGGTTGTGCCGTCACTATCGCAATATTGCCGCTGAACTGGAGGGAGGGGGATGAAAGTTTTAGCATACCTGCTTATAACGTGGGTAGATGGGTCGCAGTCCGGCTTTAAGCTGCCCGCTGACTACTCATGCAATGACGCGATGGGCAACGCAATCGCCCAAGCTGAAGACTTAGGTTTTGACCACCTCATCATGCAGTGCATTTACACGGACCAGATCATTGTGTGCCCGCGCCCGCCTAAAAGACCGGAGGGTATGTGATGGAAGACCTGATCAAGCGGCTGCAATACTTGAGCCGTGTCACAAAAGACTACGACCAAGAACACATGACTAGTGCGGATTATGAAATGATCCCTACAGTCACAAAACAAGCCGCCGACCGCATCGAAGAATTGGTGCAAGAGCGGGATGAATACAAAGCCGCCGCTGCAATATGGCAAGAGGATTTTATCCAAGAAAACCAACGCTTGTATGTAGCAACAGTCAAACTGGCAATAGCGGTGGAAGCGCTGCGGGAAATTGTATCAAACCAAGGATATATGGATGACCCGTGGAGCCACGCCGCTGCCACGCTGGCTGAACTGGAGGCTAAATGAATGTTCCTAGCTTAGATCTGGACTTCTCTCGCAGCCCTGTTGTTTGGGACTTCCTGCACGACAAGGGCTTTGTGCGCGGGCTGTTGGGCCCGGTGGGATCTGGCAAGTCTTATGCCTGCGCGGCCGAGATCATGCTGAAGGCGGTGCAGCAAAAGCCCAGCCCGCGTGATGGGATCCGTTACACCCGGTTTGTGGTGGTGCGGAATACCTACCCCGAGCTGCGGACCACGACGATAAAGACATGGCAGGAATTGTTCCCGGAAGATGTGTGGGGCGCAATGCGCTGGCAACCGCCGATATCGCATCATCTCAAGCTGCCAAGCCGGGGCGATATTCCGGGGATCGATTGCGAGGTGATCTTCATGGCGCTCTCGACGCCGCAGGACGTTCGCAAGCTTTTGTCGCTTGAGCTAACGGGTGCATGGTGCAACGAGGCGCGGGAGCTGCCAAAGGCGGTGATCGATGGCCTGACGCACCGGGTCGGCCGATACCCGACAAAGAGCGATGGGGGCCCGAGCTGGTATGGCATCTTCATGGATACCAACCCGCCGGATTCGGATCACTGGTGGCATACGCTCGATGAGAAGGAACCGATCAAGGGCAAGTATGCTTGGAACTTCTTCCGCCAACCGG